CCAAAATCACCATCAATGCCAAAGGCTTGGCAACGGCTGGCTCTCAAGCAAGCCTGTCTGACCTGTCTAGCCCCACTGGTAACTTCAGTTTTGCAAGCAATCGTCTGACTGACCTTGCTGACCCCGTGGCGAACTCTGATGCCGCAAACAAAGGGTATGTCGATTCTGTGGCGCAGGGCTTGGATGTAAAAGCCTCTGTGGTGGTAGCAACTACTGCCAACATTACTCTGTCGGGTGTTCAAACCATTGACGGCATTTCTGTGGTGGCTGGTGACCGAGTGCTGGTCAAGAATCAAACCACTCAGTCACAAAACGGCATTTATGTGGCATCTGCTTCTGCATGGTCACGCTCATCTGATGCGGACACATGGCAAGAGTTAGTGTCGGCTTTCACTTTTGTTGAGCAAGGCACAACTCAAGCAGACACGGGCTGGGTGTGTACGGTTAACGCTGGCGGCACTCTTGGTTCTACTGCGGTCACTTGGGCGCAGTTCTCAGGTGCTGGCACTTACTCGGCTGGTGATGGTCTGTCCTTGACGGGCACTACCTTTGCTGTGGTTGGAACCACCAACCGAATTTCTGTGTCTGCAAGTGGTGTAGACATTGCCTCCACCTATGTCGGTCAGTCCAGCATCACTACACTGGGCACCATTGGCACTGGCACTTGGCAAGCCACAACCATTGGCACAGGCTATGGCGGCACAGGGCTGACTTCCTTTACTTCTGGCGGTGCTGTCTATGCCACCTCTACCTCTGCATTGACCACTGGCACTTTGCCTGTGACTGCTGGCGGTACTGGTGCAACGACTCTGACGGGCTATGTGAAAGGCAGTGGCACTTCTGCATTTACTGCATCTAGCACTATCCCGAACACCGACATCACTGGCTTGGGAACGATGTCGACTCAGAACGCCAACAATGTGGCAATCACTGGTGGTAGTATTACAAACCTGACCACCTTTGACGGAATCACCATCGACGGCGGCACTTTCTAATCATCAATGCCCACTACATAGTGGGCTGTAAACCCGCTCTATATAGAGCAGAAAGGGGAGCCACATGGCGAACATTATCAAGCCCAAGCGTAGCAATACGGGTGGGGCTGTGCCAACGACAGGTCAACTTGCCTCTGGTGAGTTGGCTGTCAACATGGCAGACAAGAAGGTCTACATCAACAACGGCACGGCTGTGGTGCAGGTTGGTGCTGGCAACCTTGACGGGCTTGGCGATACCAACATCACCTCTCCCACCAATGGTCAAGGACTGTCCTACAACTCATCGACAGGCAAATGGGTCAATTCCAATGCTGGTACGGGGGATGTAGTTGGTCCTGCATCTTCAACAGACAATGCCCTTGCTCGGTTTGACGGCACAACGGGCAAACTGATTCAAAACGGCACAGTCACTCAAGACGACAACGGCAATCTGGCATCGGTCAATGGACTGTCGTTCAACACCAGCCCAACGAGTGCTCCAAGCACAGCAGGTTCTGTCTTTTGGGATTCAGGGGATGGCACACCCAGCGTTGTTCTCAATGCCAATACCTCTCTCCAGTTGGGTCAAGAAAGCATTGCCAAGGTCTACAACGGCACAGGCTCAACCATTGCCAAAGGCAAAGTAGTTGCAGTATCAGGGGCACAGGGTCAAAGACCCTCTGTAGTCCTTGCAGATGCTGATTCTGAGGCTTTAAGTGCCCCGACACTGGGTATCACTGCGGAAGCCATTGCAAACGGCGCAGAGGGCTTTGTCTGCACTTTTGGCTTGGTTCGTGGCATAGACACCTCTGCTTTTACAGCAGGCAATCCAATTTACCTTTCGTCAACGGCTGGAGACTTCACGGCTACCAAGCCAGTTGCACCGCAACATATCGTTGCGCTTGGGTGGGTAATTAAGGTCAACGCATCTAGCGGTGAAGTGTTCGTCAATATCAATAACGGATGGGAACTTGATGAACTCCACAATGTTCTCATTACCTCTCCTGCCAGTGGCAATACGCTCATCTATGATGCAACCGCAGGGGTATGGGAAAACGCCAGCCTGACGGCTGGCACAGGCATCAGCATTACTAACGGGGCGGGAGCCATTACGGTTACTAACTCTGCCCCTGACCAGACAGTCTCGTTGACGGGAGCAGGGGCGACCACTATTAGTGGCACATACCCTAACTTCACTATCACTAGCGTCAACACCACATACTCAGCCGCCACTAGCACAACACTGGGTCTGATTGAGTTGGGTTCTGATACTGTGCAAACCACTGCCGCTAATGCAGTGACTAGCACGGCTTCCCGTACCTATGCTTTGCAGGTCAACTCTGCTGGGCAGGGGGTGGTCAATGTTCCTTGGACAGACACTAACTCAGGCGGCACAGTCACAAGCATTACGGCTGGCACAGGCTTGTCTGGTGGCACCATCACTACTAGCGGAACCATTGCCCTTGCAAATACGGCAGTGACCGCTGGCTCATACACCAATGCCAACATCACTGTCGATGCTCAAGGTCGGATTACTTCTGCATCTAACGGCTCTGCTGGTGGGGTGACTTCATTTAGTGCAGGGTCAACTGGATTGACTCCAAGCACTGCCACTACTGGTGCAATTACTTTAGCAGGAACTTTGGCAGTCGCTAACGGTGGCACAGGGCAAACTACTTACACCAACGGTCAACTGCTTATTGGCAATACGACAGGCAATACGCTTACCAAAGCCACTTTGACGGCTGGCACTGGTATCACCATTACCAATGGTGCTGGAAGCATTACGATTGCCGCTTCATCTGCAAGCAGTCAGTCATTGACTTATGACCAATTTACGGCAACTGCTAGTCAGACCACTTTTAACACTTCTCAGTCATACACCTCTGGAAAAATTCAAGTTTTTCTGGATGGGGTATTGCAACGAAATGGTGTAGATGTGACAGTTACTAGCGGCACTCAAGTGGTGTTTGCTACTGCTTTGGATGCCAATGATTTAGTAGACATCATTTACCCGCCAGCCGCATCTAGCGGAACCATGCGGTATGACCAATTTACTGCAACAGCAGGACAAACATCCTTTACCACTTCTGCCACTTACACCAACAGCAAAATCCAAGTTTTTGTCGATGGTGTGCTTCAGCGCAATGGTGTGGATGTGACTGTGACCAGTGGGACGGCTGTGGTGTTTGCCACAGGTTTGACTGCTGGTGACTTGGTAGATGTATCGTATCCAGTTTAAGAAAGGACAAGACATGACTACGATAAAACTTGAACTAGAAATCCCTGAGGTCAACTTTATTCTTGAAGCATTGGGTGAGATGCCAGCGAAAACCAACGCATCTTTCTTGATGGTAAAAATCAAGCAACAAGGAGAACCACAGGTTCCAGAAGAACTAAAAATAAAGAAAGAGCAATAGCATGACGGATGAAGTTCACCTTGCCAAAAGTGACAACGCTCACATAGACAAGAGGTTCGATGAGGTTATGAGCGAACTCCAAAAAATAAGTGGAGCATTTGCTCGTGCCCCTGACGGCACGGTGGACTATGACGGGCATCGCCGTTATCACGAATCCATGATTGCGGCGGCTGAAGCACAGACACAGTTTTGGCGTGAGTTAAAACTGGAGATTGCGAAGAAAGGAATTTGGGGTCTGCTAGTCATCATTTGTGGTCTGGTGCTAGTTGGGCTATCGGCAAAACTTGGACTAGGAGGAAAATGATGCTACTCGAAACCATCTTGGGGGCACTTGTCCCTGTGGCAGTTGAAGGCGGCAAGCAACTCATTACCAAGTGGATGGGCGGGGTCAAACCAACCACCATTGATGAGCAAATCAAACTTGACCAAAATGAGATTTCTCGCATTGAGGCTCTTGCTAAACTAGATGCCCCAATCGGAACCCCTAGCCAATGGGTCATAGACCTTCGTGCTTCAGCCCGCTATGTCGGGGCACTACTGGTGATAGGTGTCGGGGTTTCAACCCTGTATTACCCCGTTTCTGACGCAATACGCACCCTTGCCCTAGAAGCGGCAAACATTGCTTTCGGTTTCTTATTTGGCTCACGCATCGTTGCTGGGTGGGGTAAGAAATGACTTTTCAACTTTCCAAGCGCAGTCTTGACCGATTGGTGGGAGTGGATGAACGCTTGGTGGAGTGTGTCAAGAAAGCCATTCAATACACCAGCGTTGATTTTGCTGTGACTGAAGGGCTGAGAACTAAAGAGCGGCAGATTGAACTATTCAACAAAGGTGCCAGCCAAGTAAAAGAGGGTGGCACTCATGTGCTGGGCAAAGCGGTTGACCTAGTAGCATTTGTCGGTGACCGTATTTCTTGGGAATTGAATCTCTATGACGACATTGCTTTGTCGATGGCAACAGCCGCCCGAGAAATCAAATTGCCTCTGAGGTGGGGAGCCGCTTGGAATATCCCTGACATTACCAAGTGGAACGGGACAATGGAGGCGGCAATGCAGTACTACATTGACTCACGGCGCAAACAAAATGCACGCCCGTTTATCGATGCTCCACACTTTGAGATAGTAGGGAAGTGACCCGCTCTAGCAGGTCTTCTTCAGTCAGCCCGTAGTGACGGGCAAAGGCTTTGCGCCCCATGCCATGCACCCCTGAGTTGCCTCGGTGGTGTTCAGGGCAAAGTGGAATGACGGGGGCATCATCTCTGACCCCACCAAGACGGCGAATGTGGTGAATCTCAGCAGGGGTTCCCCGATAGCCTAGATGTCGGCACAAGATGCAACCAAGGTCAGCAACTTCGTTGTAGTGTTTGCGTGTGCTGGCGTTCGACATGGTAGAACCACTTGAGAATCAGTTGTTCGAATTCCACCATGGTAGCACCCTTATGCTCAAGGGAGCCGTCAGGTTTGAGATACTCAATGCCCGACACACTCATTCCAGCATCAGTGTTGCCTGTGACAATCAGCACCGAGAATTTGGGGGTACGGGCAAGGGCTTGAAGCAATATCCATTGCCCACCGCCAAAGTTTTCGTGAGGTCGCTTCCACTCACAAACCAAGAAGTGCCCCTTTCGCTCATACACCATGTCGAGGTTAGAGGGCAGAAATTTGGGATGCTCTGGAATCAACCCCGCCAAGTCTTGAAAATCCAAGTGTCTTGCATCGGGGTTTCGCATCATACGGTTGACCTACCTTCCGCTCTTGCAGATGATTCCAGTGACCGCCACACCTCAATCTTGGCTTCAGCCGCTACCATGCGCCAGCGCAGAAACTCAGCCTCTGCCACTGCTTCCTGCAAAGCAAGAAGATGCTTTTTGTATTCAGGGTGAGAGTAGGCGTATGACTCTTTGGCTGACTCTGTTTTCTCAGAACAAGATGCCATAAGAGTGGCTTTGATGGTCTTGCGGTATTCCGTCATGTAGACCACATTCGCTTTCGCTTGGGCGTATGCCTTTGCATTGTCTCGGATGTAGTCCAGTGCCCGAAACGGGCTGATGTCTTCTTGTGTCGTGTCTGCCATGATTAGAGTTCCTGAATGGTGATTCGATATTGCTTGCCAAAGCGGTCTTCTACATCGATGGTCTTGCTGGTAGACAAGAACTCATCATGGTGACCGAGGTCAAACTGCACCCTGCCAACTGCGGCAAGAAGTTTTTGACCGTGAGTGTCCAGTTCCTTCAACTCAGTTGAGATGAGGTGTGCGATGTAGTCGCAGTAGGCAAGCCTGACGGGTTTTGTAGATAGCATGGGTTCTCCTTTTCAGTGGTGATTAAAAGATGCTCCCGCAATCTTTGCAGTTCATTGATGCGGTAGCGATATTCGGCTTTGAAATCTTCCTTGTTTTTAGTCCTCAGTTCGTTGATTCGGCGGTCGATAGTCGCCACGATGTCCATGAATTTTTCCTTCCATTGATGCACGGATTTTTGCCATTGCCTCCTGCGCCCGTTTCTTGTTCTGCTCCAGTTCCTCTGCTGTCCATTTTTTTTCCAGCATGGGAACAGCAGGGGGAGTCCAAGCATGACGCATGAGTTCCATAAACTGCGGCAGGGATGGTGGCTCTATAGGCAATGACTCCAGAACCTTCTTGATTACATCGGGTCGGTCAACATACCCGCCCAACTTCTCAGACCAATGGTTCATGGCATTGACTACACCAGCATCATTGCCGTCAGGCAATACCTGTCCCGTTTTCCACATATTGAGGAAACGAGTGCCGTAGTGCCCTTGCATGGTAGCGAAAATCTTTTGCACCCACTGGTCAGGTAATCTTCTTGGTGTCGATGTCGATTGTTCTTGCATCGTTCAACCTCCTTTCGTCACCAAAAATTGCTCGGGCGGCGGCAAGATTTTTGTCTTGTGGCTTGTAGTTGTGCTTGAAGTGGTCATCAATCCAACTGGCTTTGAATCCTGCCCAACCCCGTTCGCAACAAATACGCAAAGCATCTTCCAAAGGAATCCCCGCTTTGTTTGACTCCCGAATCAGCCCTTTGAGAGCGGTCTGCGTCATCTTGGCTTTCTTGGTTTGCCGTACCGCTAAGAAATCCTGCCAAACAGAATCAGACACCCCGTCAGGGGTGACCACCGCAGGTGGCTTTGTATTCTTTGATTCTTGATTCTTGATTGATGATTTATGATTTATGATTGGTTGAGCGTCAGTTGAGCGGGCGTTGAACCGTGCTTCAGCAGACGCTTTCCCTGCCCGTGTCGCTTGCTCATGCTTGGCACGGTATCTGGCAATCTCAGAGTCACACCTCTTGTGTGTCCATGCCCCAAGATTCCCGTCCATGGTGAAAAACTCAAGCATGATGCCCTTGCCCAATTCTTCAGGCACACGGCACTTGCGGAACACCATGCTCAGGTCATCGTGCGGGATGGGGCGTTCTGAGTCATAGTAGAAGAAGATGAGCCGCAGGTAAGCGGCTTCTTCCTCTAGGCTCAAGTGGGCAGTATTGGCTACCCACTCCTTTATTTCAAACTGAAAGTAGTGCATCGATTCTCCTTTTCGTGGTCATGCTCCATCATTGTAGGACAGACTATTACACTTCAACAACCCCGACATGAACCACTGCCTTTCCACCTTTGATGACTGCCCCACGCTTGACGGTCAGTAGGTCAACTTGAGAGTCATCATCAAACAGTCCCGCTTGGACAAGAGCATCCAGTGTGGGCTTGACGATATTGTCGATGTCCCTTGCCCTGCGGTCAGGGGCATGAGTGATGATGGTGACTTCCAGCCTTGCCTTTCCAAACTTCACACCCGACAGGCTCACCCAGTGAGCCACTGCCTTCTTAAAGTCAACCGCTCTATTTGTGAGAAATCTGCGGTGTCCCTGAAAGCCCCAGTAGGTATTCACAGAGGGGGGATAAGGAAGGGAAAGTTCTAGGGTTGGCATGGTGTAATAGTCTATCCTATAATACTCATTCCTGCCATGGTGGCAGGGCACGAAAAGGAGAAAGCATGACTGACTATGACCGTTGGCTAGAACAGCCATACCAAGAAGCCGCTGAGAGGGATGAAGCCATTGAGCGGCTGGTGGAAGAAGTGTTGGAGGAGGATGAGTATGACCCCACCAATGCCGACACTTTTTTGCAAGCCATTGATGATGCGGTGCTGTACGGTGTCAAAGAAGAACTTGCCAAAGCCCTGAAAGACCCGAATGTGGGTCATGCGGCACTTGGCAAAGTCATCTATGACGCTGTGTACGACTACTGCTACAAGCAAGCGGACAACGAAGCGGCTCGTCGCTACAACGAAGGTCTTGGTGGCGATGATGATGGCGGCGACTACTAATTTCCGTTACCTCGTCAAAGATGAGGACGGTCTGCCCTTGCGGCAGTTCTATTGGAAAGACGAAGCAGAACGATTCCTCAAAGAGGGGATGACTCTGGTTCGTCTGCCCAAGCCTGTGCGTAAGCCCTTAGTTGATTGGAACAACTTTGAGCCTGCGCCTTTTTAATCACCCGAAAGGAAAATAACCATGAGCAATTCATTCAGCAAACTGCGGTCGCTCAATGTCAATGACCGTGTGGAGAAAAAAGACGGACTCACCTACCTGTCGTGGGCATGGGCATGGGATGAGTTCAAGCAACACTGTCCCGATGCAACTTACGAAGTCGTCAAAGCCCCAAGTGGCTTGCCCTACTTTGAAAGTGAAGCAGGGGCAATGGTATTCACCAAAGTCACTGCTGGCGGTGAGACTCACGAAATGTGGCTCCACGTCATGGATGGCAAGAATAAAGCCATGCAGAGCAAGCCTTACACCTACACAGTCAGGGATTGGAAAACCAAACAGGCGGTGGAAAAGACAGTTGATGCGTACACCATGTTCGACATCAACAAAACCATCATGCGGTGCTTGGTAAAGAACCTTGCCATGTTCGGTCTTGCGCTCTACATCTATGCGGGTGAAGACCTGCCCGAAGAAGCACCGCCTGAACCTGTGGACTTGGATGCCTTGCTTGTGCCCATTCAGCAAGCGGCAGATATGGACACACTCAAGCGGGACTACATTGCCGCAGTCAAGGCTGTGGGCAACAATCCTGACGCACTCAAAGTGCTGGAATCAGCAAAAGACAATCGCAAGATTGAATTGACCAACCAAGCACATGAGGCAACACAAAATGCTACTTGACCTGACCACCATAGACACCAAGGGTGTCGAACAAGGCTCTGACCTGTGGAAGCAAATTCGTCTTGGTCATGTGACTGCCAGCAACATGGCAGATGTAATGAGCAAGGGCAAGGATGGCAAAGAGAGTCAGACCCGCTACAAGTACAAAGTCAAACTGGTTGCGGAGCGCATGACGGGTGCTTCTCAAGATTCCTACTCCAACTCATTCATGGAGTGGGGCATTGAGCAGGAGCAGTTTGCTTGCATGGCATACGAGGTGGCACAGGAGACATTTCTCGACAAGACGGGATTTTGGTTGCACCCAACCATTAAGTGGCTTGGTGTGTCCCCTGACCGCCTTGTCGGAGATGAAGGCTTGGTAGAGGTCAAATGCCCTGCCACTACTACCCACCTGAACTACATCTTTGAGAACAGGGTTCCACCTGAGTATGTCAAACAAATCCAGTGCCAGTTGTGGGTGACCAATCGGGCATGGTGTGACTTCATTTCCTTTGACCCACGCCTACCCAAGCGGAACCAACTGCTGGTGGTCAGGATGCAGAGGGATGAGAAAATCATCAAAGAGATGGAAGCGGAGACGCTGAAGTTTCTGGAAGAAGTTGAATCTTTAATCACCAAACTAGGAGAGTAATCATGGAAAACGAAAACCCCATCGAGGGAAGCATCAAGTATTTGGTTGAGTGTGGCTGGACAGAAGACGAAGCCAAGCACCTTATCCGAGCCATTCACGACAAGTCAGGAGAGCGGCTGTGGGAGGTGGCTCCGCTCTGGATTGAGCATTGCGGTGAGTGCAAGAAGTATGTCGACTCTATGCTGGGCACGGTTGCCATGGGGCTGGTCAAGGTAAGCCGCAGTACAGAAGAACCAACTTGGCTTTTCTCACTGAGTGAGCAAGGCTTAAAGGTTGGCGAAGCAATGTTCAAAGAGGAGGCTTAATCATGGCAGTCAACAAATTCATCGGCATTGGCAACCTTGGCAAAGACCCTGAGATGCGTTTCATGCCTGACGGCAAAGCAGTGTCCAACTTCAGCATTGCCATCACTGAGCGGTACAAGGACAAGTCAGGTGAGCCGAAAGAGGTCACTGAGTGGGTCAACATCGTCACCTTCGGCAAACTGGCTGAGATTGCAGGGGAGTACCTCACCAAAGGCAGTCAGGTCTATGTCGAGGGCAAACTCAAGACAGAGAAGTATCAGAAGGACGGGCAAGACCGCTATGTGACCAAAATCATTGCCGACAAGTTCCAGATGCTTGGCGGTAAGGGTGAGCGCAAAGAACCCCGTCAAAAGCCAGCAGAACAGCCGCAGGGCGGTTCTTTTGATGACATGGATGACGACATCCCGTTCTAGGTCTAGAATGTGTTTCGGGGCAGGAGCGGGGCTTGCATCCCCAAAATCTGCAACTCCTTTTCGTGGTTCCTGCCCCACCCTTCTTTGCAGTAGCCATCTTTATCCCCGACCCCCTCGGGGATTTTTTTTGGGCACGGGGTTGTATTCGTTCCAAATACCAACCCATAATACACCTACGGCAATTTCGCCGCAGACGAAAAGGAGTCAACATGAAGAAGGTACTGGAATTCATTGGTGGTGTAGTCCTCACGGCAATCGTGGGTGGTTTACTGGCAGTCATGTTCATTGAGTGGATGGCAGGGTGCGGGGAGTCATACATTGACTCCAAGGGTGTCCGTCATGCCAATGAGTGCATCATCATCAACCACGGCAAGTAACGCACCTCTGTGTGTCGGTATGGCACACGGGGGTTGTATTGCTTAAAAATACGAACCCATAATTGACCCGTAGCACATTCGCTACTTAACACGAAAAGGAAATCAAAATGGCTCACGAACTCACTATCCGCACTGACGGCTTCGCAGAAATCGCCTTCGTTGGCGAAACACCTTGGCACGGTCTTGGTCAAGAAATCAACCCTGACGCAACCATTGAAGAATGGCAGGTTCAGGCTGGCATGGATTGGACAATCGAATCCGCTCCTGTCCAGTTCTTTGGTGCTGGTGACGACCAGAATCTGCACACCTTTGAAGGTCAGCGTGTTCTGCACCGCTCAGACACCAAAGCCGCTCTGTCAGTGGTCACTAACCGCTACCATCCCGTCCAGCCCAAAGAGGTGCTGGAATTCTTCCGCTCACTGGTAGACACCGCAGGGTTCAAGATTCAGGTGGCTGGCACACTGATGGGTGGTCGCCGTATGTGGGCGATTGCTCAGACAGGTCGCTATGGTGAAGTCACCAAAGATGACGGTGTGGGCGGCTTTTTGCTCCTGTCCACCTCCTGTGACCGCACACTGGCAACCACTGCCCGATTCACCTCTGTGCGAGTGGTTTGCAATAATACTCTCCAGATGGCAATGTCGGACAAGTCCCATGTGGTGTCGTTCACCCACCTGTCCAAGTTTGACCCTGAGAAGATGCAGACCCGCTTGATGGGTGCAGTCAGTTCTTTTGGCTCATTCATGGAGTCAGCCAAAGTTCTGCAAGCCCAGCAACTCAATGCCAAAGCCGCAGAGCGGTTCCTGTCTGACCTGATTACCCCGATGTCTCAGATTCAGGGTGAGCAATTCGATGTGACCAAGAACAAGTCCTACCAGAAGATTTTGTCCCTGTTCGATGGTCAAGCCAAAGGCTTCGAATTGGTTGGGCATACCAAGTGGGGGATGCTCAATGCAGTGACCGAATACTTTGACCACCATGCCCCTGCCCGTTCAGATGATGCCCGTCTGGACTCGGCTTGGTTTGGTCGTGGGGACAAAGCCAAAAACGATGCTTTGGGGCTATTACTCGCCGCTTGACTAACTAATAGTCTTCGGTAATACTCTCCCCCATCTACTCCGATGGGGGATTTTTTTTATGTCTGCACCTACTAGGTCAGAAGCGGTCACCAAGATACGACAACTGTTCCGTACAGCACAACGCCCGCTCACTTTGCGTGAGATTCGGGAGCAAGTGCCCGACCTCAAAGCACCGCAAATCTCATCCACCCTGTGCTACTTCATGCGTCAGCGGTATGTGATTCGAGAGGCAGTCGATAATAGTGCTCCAAGGGAGCGCAAAAAAGTGTGGCTCTACACCTACTCCGACAACCGTTACCTAGAGGTCAAGAATGAAAATTGAGCAGATTGCCACCAGCAAACTCATTCCCTACGCCAACAACGCCCGTACTCACAGTGAGACACAGGTGGCACAGATTGCGGGGAGTATTAGACAGTTCGGGTTCAACAATCCAGTGCTGGTCGATGAGTCAGACACCATCATTGCAGGGCATGGGCGGGTGCTTGCCGCCCGTATGCTGGAGTTGGACAAAGTGCCGTGCATACGGCTCACTCACCTGACCGAAAGCCAGCGCAAGGCATACATCATTGCCGACAACAAGATTGCTCTCAACTCAGGCTGGGATGAGGAACTGCTCAAACTGGAACTCCAGAACATGAGCGACATTGAGCAGATTGCGACAGGCTTCACTCCTGAAGAACTCAATATCCTATTCAATGGCTGGCAGTCAGACATCGAAAAGATGGAAGGCATTGACCCAGTTGATTCTGCGGCGAAGGAAAAAATCATCATCAAGTGTAGTCAAGAGGAGTATGAGATGCTCCGTGAAAAGATTACCAACCTGATTGATGACCTTGGGCTTCACGATGTCGAAGTCGACTAAGTTAAACATCCTCGTTGCCTTTCCCTACTTTTCGCAGGGCATCTATCGCTTCCTGTCTGAAAAAGACCCAAGCACTTTCCGCTTGATTGTGGACTCAGGGGCGTTTACTGCTTGGAACACAGGCAGGGAGATTCGTCTTGATGACTACATGAAGTTTCTCAAGTCCATCCCGAGTCACTGGGACTACAAAGCCGTCCAGTTGGATGTCTTTGGCAATCCCGATGGCACATACGAGAACTACCACCGAATGCTGGATGCAGGGTTTGAAGACATCATGCCTGTCTTTACCCGAGGTGACTCACTTGAGCGGCTGGAGGAGTTCTATTCGCACACTGACTACATCATGTTCGGTGGCATCGTCATTGGTGGTGAGAACCGCAACTATGTGAAGTGGTTTTGTGAAGTCAACAAAGGCAGGGATGCTCACTGGCTTGGATTCGTCAATGTGCCGTTCATCAAACACTACCGTCCCAAGTCAGTGGACAGTAGCACTCTCTACAACGGACAAAGATTCGGCACACTTCAATACTATGTCGGTGGTGCATTGCTCAAAGGCATCAACCGCAAAGAGTTGCGAAAGCCACCGCCTCCTGCCGTCATCAATTCACTGACCTCTGCTGGATTCACCATGAAAGAGATTGCGCTACTCGCCAAGCAAGATTCTTGGGAAGGTGGGGCTAGTCCCTTACGAGGTGGCAGTTCCCGTGGGCTGGCGGCATTTATGACCGTTACTAGCCATGTTCGCAGGGCTATGGATGTCGAAAAGAACCTTGGCACCCGAATCTACTTGGCATTGTGCGGTGAACCACAAGTCCAGAATGTCTATGACGCAATGAATCTTCTTACCACCCGAAAGGAAATGCGATGAGCGATACCAAAGACCTGACTCTACTTGGCTCTGCTGGGACTGAGTATGGCAACACCTACAACCCCGCTATCTTGGAAACATTTGAAAACCAGTTTCCAAGCAACAAGTATGAGGTAGAGATGGAGTGTCCTGAGTTCACTCATATCTGCCCCAAGACAGGACAGCCTGACTTTGCCAACATCACCATTCGCTACTGTCCCGACAAGCGGCTGGTTGAGAGCAAAGCCCTGAAGTTGTATCTCTTTGGATTCCGTCAGCATGGCTCTTTCCACGAAGACTGCATCAACACCATCGCACATGACCTCTTTAACCTCATGCAACCGCATTGGATTGAGGTGCGGGGTGACTTCATGCCCCGTGGTGGCATTTCTATCAACCCAACAGTGAGGCTAGAAAAATGAAAGCAAAAAGAGCCATGAGCAAAGACAAGTTCCAAGAGCCAACTCGCTCTGAGAAAGTCATGGTTGTTCTGTCGGGTGGACAGGATTCAACCACTTGCCTGTATTGGGCAAAAAAGCACTTCAAAGAAGTCCATGCCATCACTTTCAACTATGGTCAGAAGCATGAGATTGAAGTCAAAGCGGCTTACCGCATTGGCAAGATGGCAGGGGTTGCAAGCCATGAATTCGTCACCATTCCCAAACTGCTCAAAAGCCGTAGCCCACTGGTCAGTCATGGGGAGACACTTGAGCAGTATGACGATTACGCCTCCATGGACAAAATCATTGGTGACCGTGTGGAACTGACTTTTGTTCCCATGCGTAATGCGTTCTTTCTGACTGTGGCGGCAAACTATGCACTGGAGAAAGATTGCTTTGACTTGGTGACGGGGGTGTGCCAGCAGGACAATGCCAACTACCCTGACTGCCGTCAGGTGTTCATCAGTTCACAGGAAGAAACCATCAACCGTGCACTGGGCATTGAGCAATTCACCATCCATGCTCCGCTCATGGACATGAGCAAGGCTGAGTCTATTGCTCTTGCCAAGACATTGGATGGGTGCATGGAGGCTCTTGCCTACTCACATACTGCATACGATGGGCAATACCCACCTGTCGGAAAAGACCATGCTAGTGTGCTGAGAGCGCAAGGCTTCTTGGAAGCAAATACTCCTGACCCACTTGTGGTTCGGGCTTGGAAAGAAGGGCTGATGGCATTGCCAGACACCCCCAACTATGAGGAACTTCGAAATGAAGACAGCGGAAGCAATTAAGAACAGGATTCGGGAAGCAGGAGTCTCATTCCATGCCAACGACAACATCGCCCCGTTCATCATGCCGGGAGAGGTTGACCGCTTGCAGGAGGAGGTTACTGAGGCAGTCCAAGCGTTGCTGGAATCTCTCATCATCGACACGGAGAATGACCATAACACCAAAGAGACTGCCAAACGGGTCGCAAAGATGTATCTCAAAGAGGTATTCCATGGGCGATACACGGAACCCCCGAAAGTCACTGACTTCCCCAATGTTAAGCATCTCGACCAGATTTACACGCTGGGTCCAATTACCATCCGTTCTGCTTGCAGTCATCATCTCGTTCCTATTACTGGGCGTGCTTGGGTTGGTATTTTGCCTTCTGACCGTGTTATCGGCATTAGCAAGTTTGTGCGCCTCACTAATTGGGTTATGGCAAGACCGCAAATCCAAGAGGAAGCCACTGTCCAACTGGCAGACATTATCGAAGAACTCATCCAGCCAAAGGGATTGGCGGTTGTAATAGAAGCCACTCACAACTGCATGACTTGGCGGGGTGTGCGTGAATCCAATACCAAGATGACCTCGTCAGTCATGCGTGGTTGTTTCCGTGACGAACCAGAAGCGAGGGCGGAGTTTTTCCGTTTAATCAATGACCGTTAAAGCAATCCGTTACCACGACATCTCTGTCGGACACAGGGTCACCAACCATGAGTCCAAATGCCAGCATCTGCATGGGCACAACTACAGGGTGCACTTCCATTGTGAAGCCCCAACTCTTGACCAAATCGGGCGGGTGATTGACTTTTCAGTCATCAAATCTACCCTCTGTATGTGGCTGGAAGACAACTGGGACCACCATTTCTTGGTCCATGAACTCGACCCACTGGCATCGGCTCTCAAAGCCATTGACCCAACGGTCGTTACTGTTCCGTTCAACCCAACGGCAGAGAACATTGCCATCCATTTGGTCAATGTGGTTGCCCCTGCTTTGCTCAAGGACACAGGGGTGACGCTGGTGGAGTGCATTGTGGACGAAACCCGTAAGTGTTCTGCAAGTTATGCTCTATGAACCTGCGCTATTACACATGGGAGGACTTTGATGATGCAGTCAGAAGAACCCAGCGACCTATCTGTGACGGTTTGGTGCCTATTCCTCGTGGTGGGCTTGCTTACGCTCTTGCACTTAGCCACAAGTTCGGGATACCCATCTTGGAACGCCCTACCAAAAAAAGCGTGTTCGTCGATGATATTGCTGACTCGGGGCGCACCCACTTGGAATACAAAATTCGCTACGGAAACTCCCCGCTTCATGTGCTACTCAGGCGAGAAACCCTTAGCCCCATCGGAATCAACACGGTAGACACCTTCACTGAGGATTGGATAGTGTTCCCGTGGGAAAACAAAGACAAGGCATTGGAAGACTATGAGCAATACTGTGTTCGTCAACGAAAT